GAAAGATTATTTTGTGGAGATATTATAATGTCATATACGTATACACACACGGAAAATTTAGAAAGTCCAAGTGGATTTATTACTAGAATTACCGATAGTAACGGATCATTAGTAGAAACTCCATCTGAGTTAAATAATGCTGGAACTGAAGTAGATGAAGCAAAGTCTGAAAAGAAAGCCTTAGGCCAATATCACTGTACAATAGGTTCAGTAAATTCTCAGTTGGAAAGAGTACAGACTATTGATGAGTCTCAAGTTATGGATACTACTTACATGGGCGGAAGCGCAGCAAGAGTAGATTACTCAGTAAGTACAACACAAGGCCAAGCAATAGTTACTAAATTACAAGCTACTTGGCCAAATGAAGTTACTTCATATACAACACATTCTAAAAACTTAGTGGCAGAATATACTGCGCAGAGACCTCCTTATAGTAATGATAGTATTTCATTTTATAACTTTGAAAAACCGTCAAACGCAATTAAAGCAAGATTCCATGCGGCTTACGATGAATATCTACCTTGGTATGGTCTTAAATTTGATACTGTAACTGAAACAGTTTTGGCAAAGTTTGTAATTTCAGATAAAGAAATGAAAAATACAGATATTATTTCATGGCGAGAAATACATGATTTATTACCTGAGTGGTTAAGTTACACGTTCTTTGCTAAAATACATGATAAAGATGGAAACATTAATGAAAATGTTGATGTTTATTTTCAGGCAGATGCAACAATAGTACAAGAATGGTGTACCGCAAACTCTCATACTTTCCCATATGATACCGATGATGATACTATAGAGCCAACGTTATTTGTTTGGGGCTGTGTATTTAATACTTCATCTAAGGAAATTACTCATGTTAAAGCATACGCAAGAACAACAGTATAAGACTGATTTATTTAAAGAAGTAGATAAGAAGTTTTGGCAGGTTATCGAAAAAGAAAAATTATTGTTTGAGATAAATAATAAAAAGAAAAGAAAAAATAAAAACAACAGAGTAAATTAAAATGGCACAACCAACAACAAGAGAAGAATTCAAAGGCTGGGTACTCCGCAAGCTGGGCGCTCCTGTCATTGATATTAATGTGTCAGACGAACAGATCGATGACCGTGTTGATGAAGCAGTTGACTTTTGGAGAGACTATCATTATAACGGAAGCCAACTTGTTTATATGAAACATCAGATTACTCAGCAGAATATCGATGATGGGTTTGTGCAACTACCAGCAGGAATTCTTGGTATCTCAGGTATATTTAATATGCAATCAAGTATCTCTACAGGCGGTGGTATATTTAATGTTCAGTATCAATTTGTTTTAAATAATCTTGAAGACATTACTGGTTATAATATTACAAACTATTTTATGTCAATGCAACATTTAGAATTCCTACAAGAAATGCTTGTCGGCAAACCAATGATTCGTTATAATAAACACGTTAATAAATTATGGATTGATAGCGGACAAGAAGCGATGACTGTTGGTGAATATATTATTGTTGAAGCATACGATGTAATTGATCCTGCTTCCTATTCAGATGTATGGTCTGATCGTTTCTTACAAAATTACACATCTGCATTGATTAAAGAACAGTGGGGATCAAACCTAACAAAATTTACAGGTATGCAACTTGTAGGTGGAGTATCATTTAACGGAGAACAAATATTAGCGGATGCCAAAGAAGAAAGGCGGATTATGGAAGAAGAAGCAGTACAGAATCTACAACCTCTTTCTTATAACTATATTGGATAAGTAATGGCAACTAATACTTTCTTTAACAATTACTCTCAAGTTCAAGAGCAATCTCTGATTGATGATTTGGTAATCGAATCTATCAAGCAGTATGGTGTTGACGTTATATACATGAGTAGAGCAATTAAAGGTCGTGATAAGATCTTTAATGAAGATGACTTTCCTGAGTATAACGAAGTATTTGGATTTGAAGTATATGTTAAAAATATGGAAGGCTTCGAAGGCGAAGGTGATTTCCTATCTAAGTTCGGTTTAGAAATAAGAGATACATTAACACTCACCGTTGCGAACAGAACATTTGAAAGATATGTAACTCGTGAAGTTGTTGAACTTACAAGGCCTAGAGAAGGTGATTTAGTATACTTCCCATTAAACGAAAAGATCTTTGAAATTAAATATGTTGAACACGAAAGCATATTCTATCAGATGGGACAAACGCAAGTATTTGATATTCAGTGTGAATTGATTGAATACGCCAACCAAAGGTTTAATACCGGTCATCCTTCAATTGATGATTACTTTGCCGAATATAATACTGATATAATTGTAGATGCAAATAACGCAACATTATCCGCTCTTACTTTAACTGACGACAACGCAAGTAACCTTGACTTTGAACTTGAGGCAGATGGTATTCTTGATTTCTCAGAGACTGATCCATTCAGCGAAAATATAACAATAAGTGATACCTAATGGCAATAGCAAATTATTTTTACAATTCTACGATTCGCAAATATGTTGCTTTATTTGGTACATATTTTAATCAATTAGAAGTTCGTAGAACGAGCACTGATGGTACTTTAAATCAGAGACAGATAGTACCTATTTCTTATGGTCCATATCAAAAGATATTAGCAAGACTTGACCAAGATCCTAATATAGAAGGTGGTGCAAGTTTTGATGCCGACGGAAATCCATCAGCAGGACAACCTTATGCTATGACATTACCTCGCATGGCATTTGAGTTAACAAGTTTTACATACGACGCAGAACGTAAAGTTGCACCTACAAGAAAAATAAGAAAGACAGCAGTAGATGAAGCAAATGGTGGTAGGCGATTTGTATATTCAGGAACTCCATATAATATGGGATTCAGTTTATACATCATGGCAAAATATAACGAAGATGCTGTTAAATGTTTAGAACAAATATTACCATTCTTCAATCCAGAATTTACAAGCACTGTAAGATTAATTGATGGATTGGAACCAATGGACATACCGTTAATTCTAACTGACGTAACATCAGAAGATTTATATGAAGAAGCATTTACAACAAGAAGAAGTATTTTATATACATTAAACTTTAACATGAAAGGTTGGTTCTTTGGTCCTGAAAGAGATAAAGAAGTTATACGATTTATTGATACAAGAATAGCAACTGATACAGCAACCGATACCGAGTTTGAACAATTTAAAACGATTCAGCCTGGTATGACAGCAAATAACGAACCGACTACAGACATTACACAAACTGTTGATTATAGCTTAATTGAATTTGATGACGACTGGGATTACATAAAGAGGACATCTGATACAGAACCCAGTTAAGAAGGAATTATTATTATGAAAATTGGATTTACTTGTAGCAGCTTTGATCTGCTTCATGCTGGACACGTTCAAATGCTTAGAGAAGCAAAAGAACAATGTGATTATTTAATTGTAGGATTACAAACTGATCCTGCTCTCGACCGTCCTGAAAAGAACCCACCAATACAAACAATAGTTGAAAGATATAGTCAACTTAAAGCAGTAAGCTATGTTGACGAAATTATTCCTTATACAACCGAAAGAGATCTCGAAGATATATTAGAACTATATACAATTGATGTTCGTATCCTTGGTGAGGAATATCGTGATAAAGATTTTACAGGTAAAGATATTTGTCGTAAGAGAGATATAGATTTGCATTTTAATAGAAGAGATCATAGATTCAGCAGTTCATATTTAAGAAAAGTTTGTCGCGATAAATAATAATGTATATCATTAAACAGTAGGTTTTTATATTATGAAAAGAAAGAATGCGTTAAATCAAGAAATGAGTATGGGTGGTCTTGTATTAGAAATGGCAGGAACATTCTATAACGAATTTTTTGTAAGAAAGGATTATGATTGGTGGTACGTTGTACAGCCAGGAGATGTAGTTGTAGATCTTGGTGCTTGTGTTGGTATGATGGCAGCAGACTCACTAGATAAAGGAGCTGCTAAAGTTTATATGGTTGAAGCAAATAGAGAGTTGTTAAAAACAGCAATCGAAAATGTTTCCGAATATTGTATGAACGAGCCTGATCCAAAAGTTTATCCTATCAACGCAATTATAGGAACATCAGACGCAGAAGGTTGTTATGTTACAAAAAGAGCGCCTCTACCTGTTAATGAGTTAGATCGTATTTCCTTTAAAGAGTTAATTAGGCAATATGGAATTACCAAGATTGATTATTTGAAGTGCGATATTGAAGGAAATGAATACGACGTATTTAATAAGAATACTTTAGAATACTGCTTTAATAATGTAAAGCACATGGCAATTGAAATACATGTTAAGGCAACACTTGACGGGCCTAGTAGATTTATACAGTTTAGAGATGAGTTTTTAAAGCCATTTGCTGAATCTTCGAAACATAAAGTAAGAAGTATGGACCAAGATGATTTTGTTAATACACTTTGGGATAACGAAGTTGTAAGAAATCTTCCAATAAGTAGATCATACTTTATGTTATATATTACAAGAGATGACTAATGAAAGATGATAAGATAGCACAGAAGTTAAATATGAGACCATTAGAAGATGCGGCTGAGACTGAGCAAGAAGCATTGGATAGATTGAATCCAGAAAAGATGCCTGACTTGCCTAACAATTCTTTTTCAACTAATGAAGAAGCAGGCGAACTTGTAGAAAGTGTAGATTCTGTTAAGAATTTACCGCAGAAAAGTGTAGAGAATCTACCTGCCGTTCCTACAAAGGAAGCTAACGAGAATCTAAAAGATATTGAATTGGCAAAAGCTAACATAGAAAATATTATTAATCTTGGAGATGACGCAGTACGAGAAATGACAGAGATCGCAAAACAATCCGAATCTCCTCGAGCGTTTGAAGTTGTATCTACCTTAATGAAAACATTACTTGATGCAAACAAAGATTACGTTGAAATGTCAACAAAGAAAAGATACGCAAAGGAAGAAGATCAGCAAGGTAAGACTGAAGTAACCAATAATAATTTAATAGTGTCTACATCAGATTTACTTAAAATGATTAAAGGTGACAATGAATAACTTCGATAAAGGTTATTTAGGAAACTCTCATCTCAAAAAGATTGGTGAGCAAATAGAGTTCACTCCTGAGATGCTTCAAGAATATATGAAGTGTGCTGAAGATCCAATTTACTTTTCAGAAAAATATATTAAAATTGTACATGTTGACCACGGATTGATTCCAATGGACATGTACGATTATCAAAAAGATATAGTAAGAAAGATAACTAACAGCAGACGTGTTTCTGTACTGACATCAAGACAGGCAGGCAAAACAACAACAGCAGTAGCGGTTATATTGCACTACATCTTGTTTAATGAATTTAAGACTGTAGCCATATTGGCAAACAAAGGTGATGCTGCTCGAGAGGTTTTAAGCCGAGTTCAGTTAGCTTATGAAGCATTACCAAAGTGGATGCAGCAAGGTATTGAGGAATGGAATAAAGGTAATATTACTTTAGAGAATGGTTGTAAGATCTATGCAGGTACTACAACATCCTCTGCTATTCGTGGTAAATCAATATCATTTCTATATCTTGATGAGGTTGCATTTATTGAAGGATTTAACGAATTCTTTGCTTCAGTATATCCAACGATATCATCAGGTAAAAGTACAAAATTACTAATGACTTCTACTCCTAACGGTTTAAACCACTTTTGGAAAACATGTAAAGGTGCTAAAGAAGGTACCAACGGTTATGAATATGTTGAAGTTATGTGGTACGATGTTCCTGGTAGGGATGAACAATGGAAAGAGGAAACTCTCGAAGCATTAGATTTTGACCAAGAAAAGTTTGAGCAAGAATACTGTTGTCAGTTCTTAGGAAGCTCAGGTACACTAATAAGTGGTGCCAAACTCAAAGAACTTGCACCTTCTACGCCAATTCATGAGGCGGAGAACATAACACAATATGAAGCACCACAAACGGACCGCTCATATGTTATGGTAGTTGATGTATCGAGAGGTAAAGGACTCGATTATTCAGCATTTAATATAGTTGATACGACGGAAATGCCATACAAACAAGTATGCGTCTTTAAGGATAATACAATAAGTCCAGTAGACTTTGCCTCCGTTATATATAGAATAGGGCTGATGTACAATGAGAGTGCAGTGTTAATTGAAATTAACGATATTGGCGAACAAGTTGCTGATATACTCTTTATGGATTACGGCTATGAAAATCTTCTCTTCACGGAAAACCATGGCCGAGCAGGCAAACAGGTTTCCAATTTTGGAGGAAAGAGATCAGATCATGGAATTAGAACAACCAAAAGCGTAAAATCAAAAGGTTGTTCTATATTGAAACTATTAATTGAACAAAATCAGTTAATACTACAGGATTATAATACAATACAGGAGTTATCCCGGTTTAGTAAAAGAGGCAATTCTTACGAAGCAGAATCAGGTCATCATGATGATTTGGTAATGACCTTAGTACTGTTTGCATGGTTATCTGACCAAAGGTTCTTTAGAGAACTTACAGATATCAACACTCTGGCACAACTAAAAGAAAAAACAGAAGAACAGCTTGATGAAGAATTATTGCCTTTTGGCTTTATTGATACAGGAGATCCTATTGCGGATGCGCAAGGATGGATTGAATATAAGCCTGAGTCAGGATGGTAGATATAGAAACTTTTATAAATAAAACTGTGATAACTATTAATTAGTAACAAAAGATTTAATTAGATAATATTAAAGGAGAATAATATGGCTTTTTCCGTAAGTCCTTCCGTAATTGTTCGAGAGGTGGACGCATCAGCATCGGTACCTGCCATCGCAACACCACCTGCAGCAATCGCTGGCGTGTTTAGATGGGGTCCTGTAGGTGAAGCAGTACTTGTTTCTTCAGAGAATGAATTAGTTTCTAGATTCGGTACGCCCGATGATGATAACTACGAAACATTCTTTGTAGCAGCAGATTATCTTTCATATGCAAATGCTTTATGGGTTGCACGTGCCGACAATGGCGCTTATACAGCAACCGCTTCCGATACAACTAATGCAAACACTGCATTACATACGTTCGGATCATTTGACGCATTATACCCTGGTGAATTAGGTAATTCATTAGAAGTAGCATATAGTAGAAGTGATAATTTTGAAGGCGAAGTCGCCGCAAAAACTGACATACCCGCAACAAGAATTACTGGCGCAAACTCAGAGATACTCGCAACCAAACAAACAATTGCATTCAACTCAAGCAACACAACCTTTGAGGTGTTACCCGCTGATAAGGTAACAAATGTTAATGTAGGTGATATCTTCGTAATCGGTAACGATTCCGTAGGTTATCAAGAATTAACTGTAGCAACTTTTGCAGAAGAATCAAGAGATGCAGTCGGTGATGAAACAGCAAATACAGCGTTAATAACAGCGTATAGCTACGATTTAACGTTTGATAACAGCTACTTGTTAGCAGAGACAGATTTAAATCAACTTAGCATTACAAGAAAGTGGGCATACTCAGGATTGTTTGGTGGTAAAAAACCTCAAGCTGGTAACTACCATATTGCAGTGTTAGACGAAGATGGTTTGATCACAGGTACTAAAGGTGCCGCGGTCGAGATCTATAGCGATGTATCTACTACGGTTGGTACAAAACTGTCAAGTGGTAAAACAAATTACTATAAAGAAGTAATTGACCAAGAGTCAAGCTGGGTAAAGGTTGCTAACACAACTCATTTTGAAGCTCAAACTTCAGAATACGAATCATTAGCATTAGGATCAAATGGCAGAACAGAATCAGCAGCAACATTAGCTGATCTTGCCGGTGCTTACGATTTATTCAAAGGTGCAAATGAAATTGACGTTTCATTCGTTCTAGGTGGTAAATCAGACGATGCTGGTAACGTAGGTACATATCTAATCTCAAATATTACAGAATATAGAAAAGATTGTGTTGCGTTTATCTCGCCTGCTAAATCAGACGTTGTTGATGAAAGTAAAACAGAAGCTAAATTGAAAAATGTAATTGATTTTAGGGACTCTTTACCAACATCTTCATATTCAGTAATTGATTCTGGTTACAAATACAGATACGACAGATATAACGATGTATACAGATACACTCCACTTAACGGTGATATCGCAGGACTTGCTTCAAGAGTTGAACCTTTTGAAAGTCCAGCAGGATTCCGTAAAGGTGTAATTAAGAACGTTGTAAAACTTGCTTTTAACCCTAACAAAGGTCAAAGAGATCAGTTATACAGTAACGAAGTTAATCCAGTTATGTCACAAGTAGGTCAAGGAATTGTTCTATTCGGTGATAAGACAGGATTCGGTCAGAACAGCGCGTTTGATAGTTTGAACGTACGAAGATTGTTTATTGCTGTAGAGAAGGCGATCGCAAATGCTGCGGAATCATTCCTCTTCGAATTGAACGACGAGTTTACTCAAGCTCAATTCAAAGGAATAGTAGAACCATTCTTAAGAGACATCCAAGGCAAAAGAGGTATTGTTGATTTCAGAGTAGTATCTGACGAAACAGTAAATACACCTGCAGTGATCGACCAAGGTAAGTTCAGAGCTAATATCTTTATTAAGCCTGCACGTTCAATCAATGTGATTGAGTTAACTTTTGTTGCCACAAGATCTGGTGTTGAGTTTGAAGAAATTGTTGGTTCGCTCTAACAGTATAAATAATTTTTAAATAAAGGAGAATAAGAATGGCGTTTAATATAAATGAGTTCAAATCCCAGTTAACTGGTGGTGGTGCTCGAGCTAATCTATTCCAAGTGCAAATTTTAAACCCTGTTGATCCGAGCGCAGACTTTAAATCACCTTTCATGATTAAGACAGCCGGACTGCCTGCCTCTTCGGTAGGTACGTTCACTGTTCCATATTTTGGAAGAGAGATTAATTACGCTGGTGACAGAAAATTCGCAGATTGGACTGTATCAATAATTAACGACGAGGATTTCTTAGTACGTAACTCAATTGAGGCTTGGTTAAATGCAATCAACTCTCATGACAGTAACACTAGAGCTTTACCTCAGGATTATAAATCAAATGCGCTAATCACGCAATATAGTAAAAATGGTGACGCGTTACGTACATATGTATTTGAAGGATTATATCCAACAACTACAGATCAGATCGCTATGGATTGGAGCACAAACGATGCAATCCAAGAATTCGGTGTAACCTTTTCTTACGATCTTTGGAGAGTAGAGGGTAATACCGGAATCCCGACTACATAATAAATTATAGGATGATATTTTGAAAATTTTTGGCTTTGACATAAAGAGGGCAGAAGAGGAGACTACCTTACCAGTTAGTTTCGCTGAACCCTCTAACGATGATGGAGCGATTACCGTTGGTAATGCGCTTGGTGGATTTTATAATACGATCTTGGATATGGAAGGTTCTGCTAAAACAGAATCTGACCTAATTACCAAGTATCGTTCAATGGCAATGCAGCCTGAGATATCTCAAGCTGTTGATGACATCATTAACGAAGCCATTAGTGTTGATACAAATGATAGAGTTGTTGATATCTCATTAGGAGAAACTGAACTATCAGATAAAGTAAAGAAAACTATTGTTAAAGAGTTTGACCAGATCCTTGCTTTATTTGATTTTACAAACAACTCATATGATATGTTTCAAAAGTTTTATGTAGACGGTAGACTGAATTATCATATTATTATTGATCCTGAAGATGTTAAGAAAGGTGTAATAGAATTAAGATATGTTGATCCTCGTAAATTAAAATTAATACGAGAAGTCGATAAGAAACAAAAAGATAAGCATTCAGGAATACCTGTAAAGAAAGTTAAAAATGAATACTATATGTATTCAGAAACAGGATTTCAGAATAGCTCAGCTGGTGCAGGTAGTTCTCCGAATTCTAGTACATCGGGAATTAAAGTTGCTAAGGATGCAATTGCTCGAGTAACATCGGGCTTGATGAATGAGAATAATAGTTTAGTACTATCTCATTTACATCCAGCAAGTAAAGCTTTAAACCAGTTAAGAATGTTAGAAGATGCTGTTGTTATATACACGTTAACAAGAGCTCCAGAAAGAAGAATTTTTTATATTGATGTAGGTAACTTGCCAAAGAACAAGGCAGAGCAATATCTTAGAGATATGATGGCTCGACATAAGAACAAGTTACAGTATAATTCAGAGTCAGGTCAGATTACTGATTCGAGAAAAATGCTAACAATGACAGAGGACTTTTGGTTTCCTCGTCGTGGTGGTGAAAGATCAACTGAAGTTGATACATTAGCCGGCGGTAACGCACCAGGACTGAGTACAAACGAAAATATGGAATACTTTCAACGTAAGTTGTTCAAATCGTTAAAGGTTCCATTATCACGTTTAGAACCAGAAGCCATGGCAAGCTTTGGTAGAACATCCGAGATTACTCGAGATGAATTAAAGTTTGGTAAGTTTATTAGAAGGATTCGTACTCGCTTCTCTTGGATATTTAATACGGTATTAGAGAAGCAGTTGGTACTCAAAGGTATTTTAACACCTGAAGAGTTTAACGAAATTAGGAATGATATTCGTTACGACTTTGTTAAGGATAATTATTTTGAGGAATTGAAAGAAGCTGAGATTTTGAGAGAGCGATTAAATACTCTTAGAGATATATCTGATTATACAGGTAAGTATTTCTCTCACCAGTGGATTACTGCTAACGTACTTCAAATGACTGAAGAACAACAGCAGGAAATGGAAGATCAGATTGCTGACGAAACGGCGCAAGGTGGTCATCCAGAAGACGATGCCTTTTAAGATATAAATAAAGAATAGAGTAAATTAAATTAGGGACTAAACATGAAAAATTATAAAGATCTTGTTTCAGAAGTTGCCCAACCCAAGGCACCTGAGGAAAAACGATTTAAGGATCAACATACTATTGAGGTAATCCCTCATCCTGTTGCGCCTGATCACGTTTTCACCGGGGAGATTCCTGGGCTCACTGACGGCAAGCGCCCAGCTGATGTCGACAACGCTGAAGCTGATTACGATAAAGCATACAAATCCAAAGTAGACCAAACTTTACCTCAACGTGGTACAGGACAAGGAAAACCTGTTGCTGAAGATAGCAATATTGTTAAAAAGTCTATTACAGAAATTCTTGGAGTCAATAAGAAAAAGAAAGACGATAAGAAAGACGACGAATCAATGGAAGAAAAAGTAACTTGTCCAAAGTGTGAAGGCAAAGGTTGCGATCATTGTGACGGTAATGGTTACCATATTAAAGAAGGCGGTTGTTCAGGCGATACCTTAAAGGCAGAAAAGAAACCAGTTAAGAAAGCAGAAACTAAAGAAGATAAGGTTGATGCAGGCGATAACAAAGATTCTTTAGAACCTGAAGCAAAACCAATTAAAAAGCCAAAGGTTGCACCAACATCTGTTTCTATTAAAGATTCAAACGGTAAAACAATTTCATTAACGTTCAAAGAAATGTTAGACAAAGTTTCCACAGAGGAAGAATTGCTTGAGAGTCCCCAACAAGAAATTCCAATGATGATGAAACAGTTAAACTTTATTTGTTACGCTTCACAAGAAATTGAAGAATACCTTGGAGAAGGACAAGATCCTGAAGAATGGTGGCAGAACAAGTTAGCAGAAGTATTCTCAAATGTTAAATCATTATATGCTTATGCTAAAGGTGATTCATTAGTCAATGGTCGACCACTTGGAGCAGCAAAGATTCTTGCTCGCGCTGGGTACGGAGAATCAATTGAAGCAGGAACATTTGAACTTGATAATAAAACATCAATTGATATTTCCGAAGATGAAGCTAACCTATTAAATAAAATGTTTGAAGAATTAACAGAAACAAATTCCAAAGATATGTACGGTGTTATGGTTGCTGATGAAGCAGGTTTTAACGAAATACTAGAATTTGCTAAGGAGAACCTATCATGAATTTAATTACAGAATATAGAGAAGATTCCGTAGAGGTAATTACTGAAGCCAAAGATGATGGCAAAAAGAATTACTTTATCGAAGGTATCTTTATGCAAGGCGATATCAAAAATCGCAACGGAAGAATTTATCCAAGTAAAACGCTTGAGACCGAAATGGGTCGTTATCAAAAAGAATTTATTGAAACAAAGCGTGCACTTGGAGAACTAGGTCACCCTGATGGTCCACAGATCAACGGGGATCGCGTTTCACATCTAATTACTGAGATGAGACGAGACGGCAACGATTTTTATGGTAAGGCTAAAATCTTATCAACACCTATGGGGGAAATCGTCAAGAGCCTATTAGACGAAGGAGTAAAGATCGGGGTTTCGACTCGCGGTCTTGGTTCGGTCAAGGCAGGTAGAGATGGAGTTATGGAAGTCCAAAAGGATTTTCATCTTTCTACTGTTGATATTGTTACTGACCCTTCAGCACCAAATGCGTTCGTAAATGGAATCATGGAGAACGTAGAGTATTACTACGATATTGCTTCTGGAAATTGGAGAGCTCAACAAGCTATCGTCGATATCCAAGAAGAGGTCGAGAAAAAGATTAATCGTGTAGTAAGAACTATTGATGAAGAGACGGCAACAAGAATGTTTCAAACATTCGTCCAATCTTTGAGAAACTAAATTTTTATAAATAAATAAAGTAAAGTTTATTATAAAAGATATTTGTAAGATAAACAAATTTAAAGGAGAAAATAAATGGAAAACGTAGAAGAAAAATTCGTTTCCGACGATGGTATCTCAGAAGTACCTGCTGCTGTAACACCTGAAGGTGGAGAAGGTAAAAAGGACAAACTGAAGAAGACCACTACCGACGAGCCAAAAGGCGCAGTTGATGCCAAGAAAGTAATTCCTGGTCAAGCTGATGCTGGTAAGCCTGTTCCTACTGCTGAAGAAACTGAAGTTGACGCTGAAGTTGAAACTGTAGAAGAAGTAGTAGTAGAATCTTCAATTGAGTCAATCATTGAAGGCGAAAATCTATCAGAAGAATTCAAAGGCAAGATCAGTCTTGTATTTGAAGCCGCATTAAACGAAGAAGTAAACAAAAGAACTGAGACAATTCGTGAAGAATTAACTAAGTCTTTAGACGAATCACTTGAAGAAGCAGTTACTGAGAAATTAGATACTGTTACTGAAAACGTTGATAAGTATTTAGATTACGTTGTTGCTGAATGGATGTCTGAGAATGAAATCGCAATCGAATCCGGAATTAAGGTTGAGATGGCGGAATCATTAATGTCAGGTCTTAAGAACTTATTCGTTGAACATAACGTTAGCGTTTCAGAAGAAACTGTTGATGTTGTGGAAAACTTAGAAACAACAGTATCTGAGTTGGAAGGGAAAGCCAATGACTTAGTAAACGAGAATATCGAATTACAAAAAGAAATTGCCACTTTCAAATCAGGACAAAAATTTGACGAAATTTCAGAAGGACTATCTGTTAATCAGGTAGAACGTTTGAAAGTATTGTCTGAGAAACTTGATGTGGAAGATCTCGATGCATACGCAGAGAATCTTTCAGTAATTAAGGAATCATTCTTCAGTGACAAGCCTATTGTGGAAGCAACTGGTAATGTTCAGGAAGAGAGTGATGAAATTATTCTAGAGGAACAGGAAGTGATTAAACCAGCTTCTGATTACACCTCTATTAATGCTCTAGTTGAAGCTTTCAACACTAAGAAGTAATTAGAATAATTAATTTGGTTTTTAAATTAAATTTTAATTTTAAATAAAGGAGATCCAAAAATGGATAACTATACAAGACTAGTGGAAAAGTGGGAGCCTATCTTAGCGCACGAATCTTTTTCACCAATTACTGATAATCACAGGAAAGCAGTTACAGCTACTATCCTGGAAAATACAGAACGTGCTTTAGCCGAAACTGGTGACTTATCAGCAAACATGACTTCTTTGCTTTCAGAAGCACCTACTAATGACGTCGGTACAACCGGTGGATTTACAGGCGCATCTGCTGCAGGCGGTCCTGGTGCTGGTTACGATCCAATTCTTATCTCATTGGTAAGACGTGCTGTACCTAACATGATTGCTTATGATATCTGTGGCGTTCAGCCTATGACTGGTCCTACAGGACTTATCTTCGCAATGCGTGCAAAGTACGGTTCACAAGGTGCTGTTGGCGATGCATTATTCGACGAAGCCGATACTGATTTCGGTGGAACTGGTACTCACGCAAATACTTTACCTGGTGGCGCTGTCACTACTGGTACTGGTATGGGTACTGCAGCTGCTGAAGCCCTAGGCGACGGTGGTGGTACTAACTATGCAGAAATGGCCTTCTCAATCGAGAAAGTAACTGTTGCTGCTAAGACTCGTGCTCTAAAAGCTGAATACACTACTGAGCTTGCTCAGGATCTTAAAGCTGTTCACGGACTTGACGCTGAAACTGAATTGGCTAACATTCTTCAAACTGAAATCTTAACTGAGATCAACCGTGAAGTTGTTAGAACAATTTATGACACAGCTGTTGTCGGTGCTGCAGGCGCTGCTACTCCTGGTACTTTCGACCTTGACGTCGATGCCAACGGTAGATGGTCTGTTGAGAAGTTCAAAGGTTTAATGTTCCAAATCGAGCAAGAAGCTAACGCAATTGCTAAAGGAACTCGTCGTGGAAAAGGTAACGTTGTTATCTGTTCTTCTGATGTAGCCTCTGCTTTACAAATGGCTGGTGTGTTGGATTACACTCCTGCTTTAAACAGCAATACTCTTGAAGTTGATGACACAGGCAATACTTTTGCTGGTGTTCTTAACGGACGTTTCAGAGTATACGTTGATCCTTTCGCAGGTGCTAACTACTTAGTAGTTGGTTACAAAGGTTCATCTGCATTCGATGCAGGTTTATTCTACTGCCCATACGTACCGTTACAAATGGTTCGTGCGGTTGGTGAGAATAGCTTCCAACCAAAAATTGGTTTCAAAACCCGTTATGGTATGGTTGCGAATCCTTTTGCACAAGGTGCAACTCAAGGACTCGGCGCTATTACTGCTGATACTAACAAGTACTACAGAAAAGTTACAATCTCTAACTTATTCTAAGTCTCGTTAATAAAAAGAGTTTAGGTTAACTAAACCACTTTGGGCAACCTCTTCGGGGGTTGCCTTTTTTTATCTCTTGGAGAATGTAAATCATGACTAT